TCCCAAAGGATATCCGTTCCAAGCTTCGCCTTTCCACTGGAGACCGTGTCACCCTCATTTGTGAGGAAGACCGTGTCATCCTCATGAACTCTGCTGTTTACGCTATGAAAATGCTGCGGCAGGAAATGAAGGGCGAGGCGGAAAAAGCCGGGATTCAGACCGATGACGATGTCATGGATCTGGTAAAGGACGTTCGCGCGGAGATTGAAGGACTGTGAGGGTATTGATCGATACCAATATCCTTATTTCCGCGTCATTGAGCAATGAGGGAACGTCATATCAGGCATACATCAAAGCAGTTACCCACCCCAACCACGGCGTGATTTGCGATCAAAACATTGATGAGCTTCGCCGGGTATACAACCGGAAGTTCACGCACAAAATTCAGGCTCTTGAACGCTTTTTGGCGCATGCGCTCACCGTCCTTGAGGTTGTTCCGACTCCTGTTGTTGTCGTGTAAGATGAAGCGCTTGTCCGGGACATATCCGACAGGCCAATTCTCCGGGCAGCCGTAACGGCAAAAGCCGATGTACTTGTAACCTGCGACAAGGACTTTCTTAAATCAGGTATCACAAACCCAAAAATTGTTACGGCGGCAGATTTTCTGCAAATGGAATAACAGCGGTTTTGTTAAGCAGGGGCTAGATTCCCTGCTTTTTGCTACCTATATCCCATAGGGAATCAGATCTTCAATATGCACCGACCGGGGGGGCTTTGCTATACCAAGAAACTGCTTGTGGCACTCCCATAGGTCAAGCAGGAGCCCAATCGGCATAAGCCAAGTTTCATCTTCTGTGCGGTTTAAATGAACTGTGCCAAAATAGAGAAGCCGGGTAAACAACTCGTCGTCGTTTACTCGGCTTGTGCGTTTTTTGGATTGTCCTCGCTTTCAATACTGCGCTTCGTACCCCTAAACATAGCTTCTGTGATGGCGGCTTTGTATTCTGCCAGGTCTAGCGGTGTTGTTAAAAGCTCCACCGCATCTACTGTCAGAAGTTCTTGCCGGCCTTCCTTGTTTTTCAGGTTGTGGATGAGGATAGACTGGTTGGCTAAGAGCGTAATCAGCCAGATGATTTCATCCAAGGCAAGCTCAAAGTTCTCAGCCTGCATCAGTTTTTCACCAAGGTTCTCAAGGCCACCGTAGCGCTTTGCAATCTCCTTTGTGGCGCGGGTGGTCAGCACAAGCTCGTATTCCGCACCACCGATGTTGATATTTGCGCCTCTCTCGCTGTCCATAAACTTTTAACCTCCCTACGGCGTATATGCCGGTTCATACACCGACGTATACCATGCATTTATCGTGGCCGGCAATACGGCTGCATCATCCTCGTTTACTTCAGCTTTCCAGGGATGCTGGCCTCTTAAGTCCGCTTTGTTTCGCCGAAGCACCGTACCTTCGATTGAGGGTGTGGAGAAGGTGATGGAGTCGCTTTTGGTTTCTAGGTTTGTTGGCGGGATGCCAAATTTCACGCGATAGAGCCAAAAATATCGGTACTTGCCATTTGCTTTCTTTGCCCTAAACCCAACTGCTACCGGTGATCCGACATCTTCGCTTGTTGAAATGAGCACGCCTTTAGAGTCTACCGTTGCACCTGTCAGTGCTGCTGCAACAGCGCGGCCGATACCATCAACACTAAGTGTCAGTGTGCCACTTTGGAATTCCTTTACTACCTCTACAGCCCCATCATCTGCGTAAAGCGTCGCTTCGGCAAGCTCGATTGAGAGCTCTGCTGAAATCGCTTTTGCAAGCATCTGAGGCGGGCCATATGTTTCATTGCCGTTTGCCGCCTCTGTAATTGGTGCGTAATAGAGGCGGTCAAGCCCAATCGTTGCCATATTCAGTCCCCCTACAATTCATATTCTTTTGCTACATCGAGGCTGTAATGGTGAAACCCTGTGTCGCTCTCATAGCCAAGATAGCGCCTCCCGGTGATAGTGAATTCATTTTGCAGCAACGTACTTACAACCTGATTTTTGCGTTGCAAGTAATTGTGTTTGCTAAATAACGACAGCCGCACTTCCTGCACCTCAAGCCCTGGAGCATTATCCGCATGGACCTCGAAAGTATCTGAGAGCGGAGTAATGACGACGTACTCATCCGGGGCTTCGCCGGTAAAGGCACCGGTTTCGACTGAAACTATGCCGGTCAGCAGTGCATTTAGTCTAGCCAAGATGCTCACAGGCGCTCAACCTCCTCTTCAAAGACCTTAACCATCTCCGCAATGGTGAGCTTTCTGGATGCGGTTTTTGCCGGTTTCAAAAACGGTTTTGCTGCTTGCCCGTGCTTGCCATATTCAAGAATAGCGGCAATTTTGGCGTTGCTTTCGCCACCGCTCCGAGGCTCAGCAAAACCAATTTTGATATTGAACGTGCCTGCTCTGCTAAGTTTGACCGGCGACAAACCCAAGGCATCGGCTAGTTCACCTGTTGAACGTGATGGGCGCGATGTGTCACGCCCAATAACTGCTTCCAGATTACCTCTGACCTTTTCCAACGCAACCTCGCCGCCTGCTCCCAGCACCCTGCTGATTATTTCATCTGTTTTGTCCCCAAGCCGCGACAACTTCAAGAGAAACTGCTCCGGCATTTCAACTTTAGCCACTGGATTTCACCTTCTTTGCCAGAACTTCAAGATACATCCCGCGTCCGCGCACATCCTCAACGCTCAAAATGTTGTGCCGTCCGTCCTCACAGACGATCACCATCTCCGGCGTTACTTCAAGGCCGGGGATTTTGCGGAAGCGAAAGAGGGTAGTCGCCTCGGAGAAGGCCGCCATGTTCGCCCATTTTTCATTGCCGCGCCTCTTTTCCGTGTACGCCCTTACAGAAGCAAGCACAATATCGCCGCTTGAGGCAAAACCTTCAGCGTCCTTTGCCGGCACAGTAGAGATAATCTCGATGAAGCTGTTCATCTTGCCAAAGCTCATGCTTACATCCTCCAGTTCCGGTCAAGCCGCAACAGCAGATTAACCGTGTTCCACACCTGCTGCCCGGCTTGTACGTTATCTGCAAAAAAGCCCGCTGTCGAGCCGTCCCTGGACTCGTAGAAATGGCTGGAGAGCATAATCACGGCCTGCTCTGTGGTGGCCGGCATGGCGTTATCAAAGTAATGGCCTTCTGCAATGTGCTGGTAGCTTTCGGCATAAGAGAGCGCGGCACGGATGAAGCCCAAGAGCAGCTCATCATCCGCGCCGTGTTCTAAAATCAGGTTCGCCTTAACTTTTGGCAACAGGGTATCAATCACACTCATACTGCTTTCTGCTGGAGGATCTTGAAGGCTTCCGGCAGAATCACCCTACCGTCCACGCGCTGAGTGACCATAAAGCCAACCTGGCCCGTTACGGCAAACAGTTCGCTCAGGCGCTTGAAAACCCGACCTTGGCGGTCAGCCACCCAATAATAGCTAAAATCACCAAATATCACGCTTTTTTCTGAGGGCGCGATGGCAGGCATATACACCGAGGTATAGAGGGGACGGTTTAAGATAGTGTCAGGCGTCGCATCTTTTACTGATGGCTGCCAGAGGTACTGGCCGGTACTGTCTTTTAGTTTCCTGATTGCCTTGACGGTGGAGTCGTTCATCACAAAGACCGCTCTGTTGCGGTAGGGCGCTTTCAGGCCGTAGAACAAATCAAGGATTTCATCTAGCGTGATGGTAGTGGCATTTGCTGTTAGGTCGCCGACCGTTCCGGGAAGAAGGCCTTGGGGTTTGCCTATTCCGTTGCCAAGAAAGAAGGCTTCTTCCTCCTTGCTGCCGATTCTGCGGGCAAACTCTTTTGCGATGTAGCTCTCAAGGTCGAATACGGAATCGTGTAGGAGTTCCTCGGAAACTTTAATCATTGTCGCAAGCTTATGGGCGCCGATGGACACCTGGCCGAAGCTGTCGTCGCTCTCAGGGATAAAGTCCTCTTCTTCCACCCAAGATGCGTTGCCTTTGCTTGACACCACGGTAATTTTACGGTCGCCGCTTGAGGTAGTGATGACGTTTGCTAAGCGGCGGAAGATATTTTTCTCCTCTAGGGCTTCGACGAGGGTGCGCTCGAACGTATCTGGGGCAAGGAAGCCGCCTTCGTGATCAGAGCCAACCTGCAGGGCGTCTAGCACCTCGTACTTTGGCTTTTGGGAGCGCATGGCGTTCCAGAACGCTTTTTTGTACTCGGCGGATGCCCTGCCGCTCAAATCCGCTCCGATTGGTCCGGCCGGGGCGTTAGTGATGGGCTTGTTGATAATGTGGGCGAGTTCCGCATCAATTGCAGCCTGGCGCTCCAGACGGTCGATTTCTTTTCCCAGGTTGACCACATCAGCTTCCATCTTTTCATAGATGGCGGTATCTTCTGCTGAGAGCAGGCCGCTTTCGTCTCTTTTACTGTCCAGAAACACTTTGGTGTTATCCCACAATTTTGCTCTTTTCTCCCGCAATTCTAAAATTTTACTCATGTTCCATTCCTCCAATTTAGTATTTTAGTAGGTTCAGCCGCTTTTCCAGCTGGCTGATCGGGGTGGTGGTATCCGACTTTTCGATCTTTGCTTTCTTAGTCACTTGCATAAGTGGCAGCTTTTTCATGAGGGTGTTAGTCACCGTCATTTTGTCAAACAAAAACGCCGCACTAGGCGACTCCAATGCTTGCATTTCCGTAATGTAGAGGACTTTATCTGCAAATCCCAGCTCCACTGCCTTTTGGGCGCTCATCCAGGTTTCCGCATCCATGAGGTGAGAGAGTTTGATGCGCGACAGCCCGGATTTGAGCGCATAAGAGTTAATGATGCTTTCTTTGACCTCATCCAAGAGCGCCTTGGCCCGGAGCATCTCCTCGCTGTCGCCAAACACCACTGTGGCCGGGTTATGGATCATCATCATGGCCACCGGAGACATCAGCACCTCATCGGCTGCCATTGCTATGACCGAGGCGGCACTGGCAGCAATACCTTCAATTTTTACAGTCACCTTCCCCGGATATTCTTTGAGCATGGTATAAATCTGACTGGCGGCAAACACATCACCCCCCGGTGAGTTTAGAAAAATGGTTAGGTTATCTTTGCCTCCGCCAAGTTCTGCTTTAAACTGCTTGGGGGTAATGTCATTATCAAACCAGCTTTCTTCTGCAATGTAGCCGTCCAGATACAAGATGCGGCCGCTTTCATTCTCCTTCCAATTCCAAAACCTTCTATTCAATGTTTCATACCTCCTCTCCGTTATAAACGCAGTTGTTTCTTAGCCACTTTCTTTCTGCTTGTTTTGGGAAGATATAGAATAGGCGGCGCCGATGTCCTCAAGCTTTAGCATATTACCATTCACCGCAAATACATCTCCATGCTCGATTGTGTTCATGTTTTCTAAAGATCTTACGTCATTAGGACTTAAAAAACCGTTCTGTATCCCTATCGCGTAACCCTGCATTCTTGAGGCATAGTCGCCTCGAAGTAAGCCCTCTACAACAAAACTTGTGAAATAGTTGCCTCTATCCGCTTTACTAAAAAGTGCCTTGTTCATGGATTGTTCTAGCCTTACTAACCACGGCCTTATAGTATGCACCACAAAACTGATGGACTGATGTTCAATATTACTGAAGGTCGCTCTGTCAAGACTTGCGACTAAATGAGGAGGCACTCTAAATATCCTACATATTTCCTCAGTTTGATATTTCCGACTTTCCAAAAACTGGGCTTGTTCAGGCGGGATACCGATACTTTGAAACTTCATGCCCTCTTCCAAGACTGCTATTCGATGAGCGTTGCCGCCGCCCTGATAAACTGCGTTCCAGCTATCCCTTATCCGTTTAGGATCCTTGACCACACCGGGATGCTCAAGTACACCGCCGGGGTTGGCTCCGTTTGCAAAGAAGGTGGCCCCATATTCTTCACAAGCCAGAGCCATGCCGATAGCGTTTTTTGCCATTGCGATGGGTGAGTAACCGACCAGTCCGTCAAAACCAAGGCCCGGGATATGCAGGACTTCATCCCTTCGCAAAATGACTGAACCGGTGTCCTTTCGGTATTCGTAGTAAAGCTCTCCGTTTGCTGCTCTACCAACCACCATCCTGTCGGGCAGCAGGGGATAGAGTGAGAGTACATTTCCCCTGCCATCGCGAACGATCTGTGCATAGGCGTTTCCCCATAATAAAAGATGACTCATCAGTGTTTCTCTAAACACAAATGAAGTCATCTCTGGGTTTGGCTCGTCATGGAGCAGATAATACAAGTGATGGTCTTTTGCTTTTTCCTTACCGCCCGTTGTGTGCTTGTAAGTGTGAAGGGGAAGGCTCGCTATGGTTTCAGCTAGGATTCTAACACAGGCATAGACAGATGTTGTCTGCATGGCTGTCCGCTCGTTGACCGCCTTGCCGCTGGATGTCATGCCGAAGAAGCTGTAAGTAGATCCAAACAGGCTGTTTGTAGGTCGGTCTCTGGCTTTAACTAACCAGCGTAAAAAGGGTAGCTTCATCGCTTCTCACGCTCCTGTTCAAGATGGATTAGAGCTTTTAAGTAGAACTCGCCTTTCTTTAAATCTTGCACGCCACCTTTGTGTTTATAGCGCCACAGGTATTTCATGCAATTGCCCCTAAGATATCCGGCAAACGCCTCAGCTGTCATGGAGGCGCGTATGGCGTCAATACATTCAATGGGGCCAGTTGTATAATGTCGTGGGTGGTTAATATCGTCAGACACTCCAAATCCCCCTTTCGTCATAGATACTGCCGCCGGTAAAGATGTAGCGTCCGCCCGGCGATGGCCTCAGCTCCTCACCGCCCCGATATAATCAAGGAACTCGCCCAATCCGAGCGAGTCCATGCAGTATTTATGCAATTTGGGGTGGCTGACCGCCATCCGTTGAAACCTGTTGACCTTGTCCCTGTGGCAACCTACCGAGCAGAACACGCAACCTGTTCGCTGCTCTCCCGTGGTCGAGAGCCGACCTTTGGCATCCTCGACAATCTCGCCGTAGACGGACGCAATCGGGATACCCGTCAGGCGAATATAGGCAAGCACATCCTGCGTAGTCCAAAACGACAGCGGCTTTGATACAGGCTGCTTGCTGTCAAAGTTATTGCAGCCGGTCTGAAGCCACGCCCGACGGCGCCGCTCACTCTCAGCCGCCATCGTGCCAACAATCGGACGCTTGCCCGTTTTCTTGGCATGAACCTCGAGAGGCTTTTCTTTCATAACCCCACAACACAGCGCCGAAATCTTAAACGGCGAGTGCACGAGGTGTTTCCATTTCACATAGCGACTCTCGCGATACTTGCTTGGGCTTCCATCAGCATTGACGCCGTCGAAACGGCGCCTAGCCCAGTCGGAGCCTTTGCGGGCATAGTAGATCGAGTGCGCCACATCCTTGGATGGATAGCAAAAACCGTATTGCCTGACCACCTCGTCAAAGCGCATCTTCGGTTGCAAGACTGTGAGGTTTGGTGTAGTCATCGCGAAGCGTCGCACTTCGGGGAAGTCAAGCCCCGTGTTGACGTAGACTGCATCGATATCGGGGTAGCAGCGCCGAGCCAAGTCGAGCAGCACCGCCGAGTCCTTGCCGCCCGATATGGAGACGCTGACCTGACCATCGAAACGCTGATAGAACTCGATGATTCGCGTCTGGGCGACTTGAATTTTTCTTGCAAGCGGCCACGCCTGCATGGTTTTCAGGTCTTGAGGTGTGTGTTTCAACTCTTTCATAGGATAAGTAGCCCCCTATCGCTATAGACGCTCTCGGCAGCCCTGTTGCCGCCGATGGTGGCTCTTGCAAGTCCCATGACAAGCGCGACCACACCGTCTATCTTTTCAGTGGATTTCTTCTTATTGGGCTTAATATTGCCCGCCGCATCCTGATCAACGATAACGTTTGCCATGTTCCAGTCGAGGACGGGGTGGCGGCCATGCCGAATTTTACCCTCCATCACAAACTGATAGAAGTCCTTGGAGGGTGGCGACATCGAGATAAAGCCCTGTCCAAAAGGTAGCACGACAAAGCCGTGTTCCGCGCCAAGTTCCTCAAGATCTCGTCGTATTTTCTCAGCACCGTAGCGGTCGTAGGCGATTTCACGAATTCGGAATCGCTCGGAGAGCTTACCGATGAACGCTACGATGTAGTCATAGTCCACTACATTTCCTTGGGTGGTGTAAAATATGCCCATCTTCTTCCACAGAGCGTAGGGGACATGATCGCGTCTGGTGCGAAGATCAATAACATCATCCGGCAGCCAGAAGAACGGCAAGACGGTATACTTCGTATCGCCCGCAAATGGCGGGAAGACAAGAACAAGAGCGGTCAGGTCGCCTGTAGAGGATAAGTCCAGTCCGCAGTAGCATTCACGCCCTTCGTAGTCCTCAGGGTTTACTGCTTCGCCGCAGGCGTCCCACTTATCCAAAGGCATCCAGCGGATATCGGCGTTGCACCACTCGTTTAAGCGGAACTGCCGAAAGTGCATCTCTTCGGCAGGGTTTTGTTTTGCCTGGGCGTATGCAGCTTGTACTGTTTCAAAGGGAATCGTCACACCAATTGAGGGGTTTACACGTCGCCAGACGCGCTCGTCCTCCCACTCGTCTCCATCCTCAATGCCAAAGACAGCCGGGTAAAAGGCAGGGTCTAGCTTTGTGCCCTCAAGCACTGCCTTTGCTTTTTGGTGGATTTCATAGCAGATGCTCGTCTTGTCGCGTCCCGCCGTGGTGATTAGAAAGTAGAGGGGCTGGCGTCTCGCGTCCCCTGTGTACTTGGTCATCGTGTCGAAAAGCTCGCGGGTCTGCTGGGCAAATAGCTCGTCAAAGATTAGCCCCGAGACGTTAAAGCCCTGTTTGGATTTTGTTTCCGAGGAGAGCACCCGATAGAAGCTATTCGTATGTGGAAAGATGATCCGCTTGGTGGATGGCACAAGTTTTGATAGCTTTCGCAGGTCAGTGCATTGCTCAACCATTGCTTTTGCGGTGTTGAACACGATGCTTGCTTGGTTGATATCTGCAGCACAAGAGTAGACTTCGGCTCCGGCCTCACCGTCAGCAAAGAGTAGGTAGAGGGCGATTGCTGCTGCAAGCTCGCTGTTGTGCGTTGGTACCATCGATTTACCTGCCAAGTACAGACGAGACGGGCTGTCGACCTGAATACAACACATCCCTCGGTTTAAAATTGGCTCTATTTTGTCAATATAGCGGAAGTGACTCCGGCTGCGCAGGTTGCGCGGAACCGCATGAGATTGCTTCCGCAAAAGAGCGGAGTTTTTGAGATCGTTAAACGCTGTGAATTTCACATAGTAAAGAGTTTCGCCTGTCTGAACTCGCCCGCGCTCGCTACTTGGTTTATGCCAGTCTCTACGTTGCGTGGAGATGTCGCAAGATACGGCGTTTTTTATCCCAAGTGTCCAGAGGAGTTCGCTTACACTTTCGGCGAGTGCCTTTTCGGTGGAAGAATAAATCGCCTGTCCCTTTCGGTTGCCGATGCACCCGTCAGAGTCCATCAGTCCTTGAAATAATCGCAGCCGCTGTTTATGGCTGCCTCTTAGGTATTTAGGCAATATTGTTTTGTCGCGGAAACTTCTAAGGAGTACACTTGTTAGCTCGGGTATCCGGAAAACCCAACTGTCTCCTGTGTTTTCCAAAGCACAGTGCACCTTGTGGTGCGGAGTAATCTGTGCTAGCACTTCGGTCACGTCACAGGTGCGGATTGTAATTTCCGGTTTGATGGCGTTTCCGTTTCCGAGCCAAAACCCAAATAGATACGGCTCTATCGGCAAGTCTGCCTCCGGTATTTCAAGCGCAGACGAAATACGGATCCGAAAGTCGAGCGATCGCGCGGATTTCCGACTTGGCGCATGATAACGATGATAAAGCCACTTAGTTGTGACAACGCCAGATTTCTTGCGGTTATGCGAGCGCCACTCGCCAAACCACTGGTGATTTTCTCCGGCGTCTATTACTTCGCCATCCTTAAATGTTATACGGTATGCCTGCTCAGTGTAGTCAACGCCACTCTTCATAACCACGCGACACACTTTCCCACGCTCGTCAAAAACCTTTGCGCCGACTTGAATCTCGCCCATGGTAGTAAATCCCTCAGGCGTGGGGATGGGTGTATCTAGGGCAAGCTGCTTGCCGTTTTTTTTGCCGATCTCGACATAAGCTGTACGGAACTGCCGGTAGCCCTCCGTATCCACAATGCCAAAGATGTCTCTGATAATCTGCTCCTGCCAAGGCATGAGAGAAAACGGCTTCCCGTACCACTCGCCTGTGGTATGCTTGAGCATTTGGATAAAGCCTACCGCAAAGTCAGCTCGCCGCCTGTCGTAGTGCGATGTGGGGAGCATGAGCGGTGTGGGTTTATACGTGTAGCCCAACGGCGAACCTCCCTTCTAGGCAATAAAAAAAGACCTCCGCATTAGAAGTCTCGTACGAGGAACAGCCCCTTATCGGGGGTCCTCGGCTGTCTTACTGCTTGTTAAGGCCTGTGCTCCAGTTTTACGGCCTCGCCCTCAAAGTCGACGATGTAGCGAGTTTCGAACTGCTCTCCGGGGAGTTGTACGATTATTCGCAATTGGCGGTTTTCAAAGGCGTGGTAGGTTCGCAGGATTTTCGCCCCTTTTGGCAGTTGTTCCTCGACCTGGTGCCAAAGAAACTTATTCATCAGCGGCCACCTCCGTTTTCGATAACTTTGCATAAGCGCTGCTTCCGGAAAGGTTCTTTAGCAGAATTTTCCTCGCAGCTTTGTGCGCGTCGTTATGCTTTCAACAACATAAAGACGAGTATGTGACGAAAGCGCCTATGTCAAGCCATCTCAAGAAATCCCATGCGTTAGCCAATATTGCGGGATTCGCTTAACATATTGCAATACTTTAATCATGTCAGACCAATGTCCCTAAGCCATTCAGCCATGTCGTCTTCAACGCTATGATTGATTGAATCCAGTGCTCTTGCTGGTTTTTTGCCAGTGATTACAGGCATTGGAATCTCTGCTTTTGTCAGCGCTTCACGTTTCATGGCGGTGTCCGCTTTCGCGTATCGCTCAGTCGTATTCAAGTCCGCGTGACCGAGAATGTCACGGATATATACGACGTTGTTGCCCGCTTGCAGCAAATGCATCGCTTTGCTGTGCCTTAGGACGTGAGGGGAAACCGTATTGCAAAACATACCAGGCTCGTCGCTACGCGCGCGGCCAACGTATTTGTCCAAAATGTATTTGATTCCCGCCCGCGTGTATATGGTTCCTGTTCGATTGGTAAACACATAGCTTTCCCCGGCGGACTTCAGGTTGATTTTTTCTCGCTCGGCATAGTGCCTGAGATATGCAAGCGTTTGCGGCAAGAGCGGAACAATACGGGTTTTGCTACCTTTACCTGTCAGGGTAATCGTCGCCGGGCTGGAAAAGCGGATATCCCTGAATTTCAAATTGATGACTTCGCTGACCCTGGCTCCCGTGTCATACGTTAACGCCAGCAACAGCAAGTCACGCAGCCCATTTTTTGTCGAAGAATCAGGTTGTGAGAGCAAATGCTGTATGGCGTCGATCGAAAGATAATTTACCGGCTTTTTGGGAGTTTTCTTTAGTTTTAGCTGCTCCAGCTCGGCGGACAATATGAGAAACTCAGGATTTTCGTAGGCGAGCCATTTACAAAACGCCCGAATGGCACCGACCCGCTGATTGCGCGTCGAAATGCTGCTGTGCCTTGAAGTTTCCAGCCATCTTGCAAATTCTACAACCAGTTCGCGGTCCAGAAAAGACATTGGAAGCTGTTCGGGGCGCAGTTGTTTTTCTATTTTGAGAAAATCCAGCAGCAGTGAAAACGTGTCACGATAAGATAAAATGCTATTCGTGGCAAGTCCCCGTTCACCGGGCAGATATATGGTTAGGTATTTGTTGAGATAATAGGCAAAGCTGTTAGATTTCTTCATACGGCAATACCTCCGGCCAGTTTGTGATGATTTCAGAAAAGCTGTCGGTCACTTTGGAGTGCCGCTGGACAGTCAGCCGAACGTATCGCTCCGTTGCGGCAACGCTCTCATGTCCAAGATAGGCGGACAGGATCGGAAGCGCGACGTATAAATCCTTACCCTCGTCAACCATTTTGTCCATTGCGTTCACAGCAAATGTATGCCGTAAATCGTGAATTCTCGGTCCGCTACCGCCGCCTTTGTAAGGAATGCCGCTGTATTTTAGGACAACTTTTCTGAAATGCCCATATATTTGATTGCCCTTCAAACGAACGCCCCTGCGGTAGTAAAAGAACGGTTCTTTTGGTACTGGAGCAGGCAAACAGTTGTTGGCGTACTCTTTTAGAACATGTGACAACGAATCCGACATTGGCGCAAATCGCTCTTTGTCATATTTCGCGTGGCGAACCGTGATCATATTGTTTCTAAAATACACATCTTCGACATCCAGCCCCAGTGCTTCGGATATTCTCAGACCGGTTCCATGAAGTAGCCGGAACAGCGTTGGGATACAGCGGTGCAAATTAGGCGTGACCGATGAGGGCTTCAGGTGGTCGACCACATTCCATATGAGATCCATCTCGCTTTCCGTGTAAATGTGCGGAACAAACGCATATTTATCGCGTCTTTTGTTTCGCTGCGGGATTTTAATAAGTCCCAACCCCAACGACGATAAATATTTTGAAAACTCCGCGGCAACGCCGGTCTTGTTCTCAAGCGACTTAGGGCGAAGATTCGGATCGACCATGATCCAATGGACGGCGGCATCGGCAGGAAGATTTTCTTCGGTGTATTTTCCTTCGCAAAAATGGATAAATTGGGTCAACATGACCTGCTCGGTCTTGTACTTCAAGCCCGTCGCGCGTTTTAAGCTGATGAAATTGTATACATGCTTTCTCAGGTCTAAAAGCTTCACACTACACAAGGTCGGGCACCTCCAGAGCGCACTCGCGCAATTGGCTGACAGCAATGCGCACATATTGCTTTGCCGTGTCGGGAGAAACATGCCCAAGCACGTCGGCTACAACTTTTACCGATGTGCCGGTTTCAAGCATCCTACTCGCCAGACTGTGCCGAAGCGAATGAAGGCCGTGCTTCCTGACCGGAGGCGGAAGCCCTGTCGAAGGAATATGCTTGTTGAATATTTGATACAATGAACCTTCCGCTAATTTGTCGTAGGGATAGGCCAATCGCACGAAAAGTTCGTGCGCCAGAGTTTTGGGGCGGCCTTCGCGCCAATAGTCTATGACCGCACGGCCTATCGCTTCGGAAAAAGGCAGGGTCAACGGTTCGCCGGTTTTTTGCTGGATTAAGGTCAAAATGCCCTGCTTCCAATTGAAATTTTCAATTTTCAGGTTGACAATGTCCACAGCGCGAAGCCCGAGGTTTGCAGCAATCATTATGATAGCATAGTCGCGCATGCCCGGCGGGCTAGTACGGTCAATCGCGCCGAGAATTTTGGCTATTTCCTCTTCGTCCCATATCTTTGAAAACTTCGCCCGCGCGCAGTAAACGATCTTCGGAACGCATTGAGATAAATCGTTTTCGCACAATCCCTGGGCATAAAAATAGCGGAATGCCCTCACCAAAGTCCGGCGAATGTCCGAAAGCGCGCTTTGTGACAGATGGCTCATCATCCGGAAGTAGTCATAAATATTTTCTACCGTGATTTCGCCAATCGCGCTTGCGCCATGTGCAGAGGCGAAGCGTATAAATCTGTTCAAGCCCAGCTCATGTTTGCGTACAACACGCTCTGAGTATCCCAGCGCGGAAAAATTGTTGACGAACTCGTGACAAGGATCAATAAAACCCTTTGGCCACAAGCATTTTTCACCATGGGTTGGTTTTGAAAAATGCCCATGCAAAGAGTAATCCACCAACACGCTGAGTGAGCGCATGATGGCCTTCGTGTATTGATCAATCGTAACGCCATCCATCACATCCTCGCCCACGCTGACCCCATAGGTTTCGCGCATGAACTGATCCACCAAGCTTGAATCAAACCCTTCAATCCCATTTTCAAGGGCAAAAACAGACAGCTTGCGCCATATCCACTGGTTTTTGTATATCGTGTCGGCGGCATAGCCTTCGTTTTCCATGTGCCGCTGCGCAGCTGTGATCAGCTCTTCAATGTGCATATCGCTCCCTCCTGTAGCTGTAGTTTGCACATATATGTTTAGTGAAATACGCTGATCCTTCGGAAAACTTGATGATTGACGATTGGATTTACATTATGTAATTCGTCACATATGCGTCGCCGATAAAGCCAAGGGAGAGCAGGAAGCACCGCATGGCGTATTTAGGGTTATCAACCTCATCTTTTCCCTTCGCCGTGACACGCTTCTTTTCAATCGCTGCCTTGCAGAGCAGACTGACAAGCGCAGCGTAGGCTTCCGTGTGTTCTGCATCAATCGGCCCCTTAAACCAAGGGAACTTTAGCGTGTCTGCGGTTTGGATGATTGGCAGCTCGTCTGTACCGAGCGCTGCTTTGAGAAGCAAGGCTTTGGCGTTTACCATCTTTGCGAGGTTGTCGAGTTTCTCAGGCGTGAATCCGTCAAGTGGCATCTCAATTGTCAGTCGGTCGTCGTCGAGGTCGCCGCCGTATTGTCCGCGGTTTGAGTAGTCGGGAACGTTCTCGTTTTCAAGTTCCATGCGGCGCATTTCGCGTTCTGCCCAAAGCTCATCTTCGGAGGTCATCCCGCCGAGCCCGCTCTCGTAGGTATCCGCTTTATCGTACTCGCGCTCGATGGCGTTGAAGCCCCTGCGCTGCAGCGCGTCTTCCAAATCCAAGTTGTCCTCGCCCGTAATCGTACCAACCTTGTCGATGTGGTAGCCGCCTACCTCGTAGCCGAAAGTCGGCGCTCCGAGGAATTTTGTCTTGGCATTTAGCTCTTGGCTGATTGCGCCCACCAGTGATTTCCGTTGTGCTCCAGTTAAGTTGTATGTGATTCGCATTTCCCCAACCTCCGTTTCTATTTTTTCCGGGCAATCCCGGTCCCCAAAAATGTGCCTCGGTTACCCGAAGCACACCAGACCAGCCTTGTGCTGGAGCGGCATCCCCGCTTCATCGAGCGGTTCGCACTTGGTGGCGTCTGCAAGCCACCTGCCGCAGCGGATGTCTTGCAAAATCGGATCACCCGTCGTTTCGTGGAACCCGACCACCTTGGCCGTTAGCCCAAAGTTGCGAACCGTCTGCCCAAGCCGAAGTTGGTTTGTCATGGTGGACCCTCCTTGAGTGAGTTAGTGTGCCTTCCGGCATCCTATTTATCACTCAAGCCGGCAAAAATAGCAACTCAATTGTGTGTGTATTTTGAAGAAAAACACAGTTATTTTCGGCCGGAAACCGCCTTTTTTAAGTCAGCGTACCGGAGCACTTCGCCGCCTCGCTCGCAGGTGATGTCCTCTCCGCCCTCCTGCTTTAGGTCGGCAAACCGGCGCAAGATAACCGAAGCGTACTTCTCGTCTAGTTCAAGCATGAAGCAGGTGCGGTCAAGCTGCTCGCAGGCGATGAGGGTGGACCCTGATCCGCCAAAGGCATCTAGCACGATGGCGTTTGGCTGACTGCTGTTCCGGATGGGATAAGCGAGCAGGTCTAAAGGTTTTGAAGTAGGGTGGTCCCCGTTTCTGCTTGGTTTGTCGAAGTTCCAAATCGTGGTCTGCTTGCGGTCGGAGTACCATTTGTGTTTTGCGGTATTCTTGAAGGCATAGAGCACCGGCTCGTGCCTTTGCTGGTAATCGCCCCGGCCAAGCACGAGGGCGTTTTTCACCCAGATGCAAGTGGTGGAGTAATGGAAGCCTGCATCGACACAGGCGCGGAAGAAGTTCACCTTTTCCGAGTCCGAGTGGAAGCAGTAGAAAGCGCCGCCGTCTGCAAGGTTCTCGTAAAAGCACTTAAACGCCAAGAGCAGGAAGTTGTAGAACTGCTCTGCCTTCATGCTGTCATTCTTGATTTTTAGACCGCTTGCCGACTCGAATGCCACGTTGTACGGAGGATCTGTGAGTACTAGGTTTGCTTTGCGGCCGTCCATCAACATCTTCACCGTATCGGCATCGGTGGCGTCGCCACAAATCAGCCGATGCCGGCCGAGCGTCCACACGTCGCCGCGCTCAACAAACGCCGCTTCTTCGAGAGCTGCTGAGAGGTCAAAGTCGTCATCCTGTATTTCGCCGACATCTGCGGCAAACAACTTCTCTATTTCGTCTAGGCCAAAGCCGGTAAGCTCAAGGTCGAAGCCGAGACCTTTCAATTCTTCAAATTCAAGTGCCAGAAGTTCCTCGTCCCAGCCGGCGCTCAAGGCGAGTCTGTTGTCTGCGAGGATGTAGGCGCGTTTTTGCGCGTCGGTTAAATGCTCTACAAATACGCATGGCACTTCCGTCATGCCCTCTGCCTTGGCGGCAAGCACCCGCCCGTGCCCTGCGATGATGTTCAGGTCTTTGTCCACGATGATGGGGGATACAAAGCCAAATTCCCGCAGGCTTGAGCGCAGCTGTAGAATCTGCTCCTTGCTGTGGGTGCGAGCGTTACGGGCATAGCTTACAAGTTTGTCGACGCCGACAGATTCCAATCTTTTTGTCATTTTCATCACATCACCCCGTTTCTTCTGGCAAATTCCCCGTGATATAAAGTCAGAACCCTCTTTTCTTGAGCAACTCCAGAAACTCGTTCTTTTCCTCGCCGCCTGTGTTGCTGTAGCGGTTAATGATTTGCATGATTAGATTAAAATCGGCCTGCATCGCTTTGTAGTAGCCGGCACCCGCTGTGACGTAGGGTGATAGCTTCAGATCTTTTGTCATGCGTCCGATTTTGCGGTTCATCGCTTCACAGGCGAGGAAGCCCTGCCTGTTTAGTACATAATCGGTTATTGTCTGCGGTGCGACATAGCCGTCGCAACCGCGAGCTGCGATGTAGTCCTCGATTTCAGTTCGGAGAACGTCAGCAGGTGGCACTTCCTTTTCACATTCCTTCATCGCCATCGAGAAATACTCGGCCATGACATTTTGCGATGCTATTTTTT